AGGTAGTAGTAAATTAAAAATACAAGAAATAATGGAGAAACCAATTCAAAGAATTATTAAACATAAATTTCAAAGAATGTTCTTGGAAGATAAGATGTATACTGCCCTACCTAATCTTGAGAGTTGGTTAACAACAACATTCAATAGATTGAATCAGATGGCGGAGAAAACTCATGGGTAGAAAGAGAAAATACTTCACCGAAAAAGAGAGACGAGATGCTCAAAGAAAGTGGCAAATGGAACATTACAAACGAAATGCAGAAGAGATAAGGGCAAAGGCACGACAAAGATATCGTGATAAGAAAAGAAATGAAATTTATGATAAAAAATATCGTGATTTATACAGCAATCTTGATACTTAATAATAGGTTATAATGAGTGAATCTTTAATACAATACGGAACAAATTTTCAAAGTAAAATCTTGACATCATTATTGGTTGATGTTAAGTATACCAAAACTATTTTAGATATCTTAGAAATAAATTACTTCGATTCAGATAGTAATAAATTCATCATAAAATCCATCAAGGATTATTTCAAAAAATATAAAACCACACCAACAATGGAGGCATTAAAGGTTCTCGTAGATGATGTAGATAATGATGTGTTGAAAACATCTATCGTGGATAGTTTAAGAAATGCCTGGCAACATAGAGAATCACCAGATTTAGATTTTGTAAAAGAGAAATCTCTTGAGTTCTGTAAGAATCAAGTTGTAAAGAATGCAATCATGGAATCAGTTGAGTTATTAGAATCTCAAAGATATGATGAGATAAAAACACTTATAGATGATGCAATGAAGGCAGGTGTTGAAACTGATATAGGACACGAATACATTACGGGTTTGGAAGAAAGATTAACTAAACAATCAAGAAATACATTACCAACAAAATGGGATAGTATAAATGAATTAATGGATGGTGGATTGGCAGGTGGTGAACTTGGAGTTATAGTTGCTCCCGCTGGTATTGGTAAGAGTTGGACACTTCAAGCTCTTGGAGCTGAAGCAGTTGCCAAAGGTAAGACTGTAGTTCATTATACATTAGAGTTAAATGCTCAGTATGTGGGATTACGATACGATACAATAGTAAGTGGACAACCAACAGGTAACTTACAATATTATAAAGAAGAAGTACAACAAAAGATTTCAAAGTTAAAGGGTGAGTTGATAATAAAATACTATCCAACAAGAACCGCGAGTGTAAATACTCTTGCCGCACATTTACAACAATGTGAGATGAGAGGATTAAAACCAGATTTAGTGATTGTGGATTATGCAGATATTATGAAATCCACTCAACATTTTAATGAAAAACGACATCAGTTAGGACATATTTATGAGGAGTTAAGAGGTATGGCGGGAGAGTTTGATATACCAGTATGGACTGCATCACAGGCAAATCGTTCTGCTCTTGAAGAGGATGTAATTGGAGCTGATAAAGTATCAGAAGACTATTCAAAGGTTATGACAGCAGATTTTGTTATGAGTATGAGTAGAAAAGTAGAAGATAAGATTGCTAATACAGGTCGTTTTCATGTTATTAAAAATAGATTTGGGCCAGATGGAATAACCTTTCCAGCAACCATTAATACCAATACAGGTTTCATTCAGATTTATGAAACCAACACACAAGGTGGTAAAGAAGTACAAGGTAAAATGAATAATGCAGATGAGTATATTCGTAAAACCTTAGCACAAAAGAAGAAAGATTTCGATGGAGATGGATTCGAATAAAACTTCGAAAAAAATTCTACGAAAAAATTAAAAAGTTTGTATATATTTGAAATATTCCACTATATATACAGTACTTAATTATGACAGAAAATTATAGACAAGTTTACAAATAAGGAGTTTGTTACAATGGGAAAACACAAGTTTAAGTTATCAGAGAATTTTGTAAGTAAATACAAAAGAAAAAAAGCACCTTTCGGTTTTAATGGATTGGGTGAGTTAGTTTATATGCGAACCTATTCTCGTATTAAAGAAAATGGAAAAAATGAAAGATGGTGGGAAACCGTCCAAAGAGTAGTTGAGGGAACTTACACTATGCAGATGAACCATATTGAGGGTCATCAATTAGGTTGGAATCCTTGGCAAGCACAAAAGAGTGCTCAAGAAATGTATGATAGAATTTTCAATATGAAGTTTTTACCACCAGGTCGTGGTTTATGGGCAATGGGAACACCAATCACAGAAGAAAAGAATTTATATGCAGCACTAAACAATTGTGCGTTCGTATCAACAAAAACAATCAAAGAAGATTACTCAAAACCATTCTGTTTCCTTATGGATGCAAGTATGTTGGGTGTTGGAGTAGGATTTGATACCAAAGGAGCGGGGGAAATAATTGTTAAGGGTGTTGATAAAGATAGAACACCACAAACTTATCAAATACCAGATACTCGTGAGGGTTGGGTTGAATCATTAAAATTATTATTAGAAAGTTATTTTCATGGACAATCACCAGTTGAATTTGATTATTCATTAATCAGATTAGCAGGTGAACCAATTAAAGGATTTGGTGGTGTATCATCAGGACCAGAACCATTAGAAGAAGTCCATGAAGATATTAGAGGTGTATTAGAAAACAATAGTGGTAATCCAATCACAATCACAACAATCGTAGATATTATGAATTTAATCGGTAAATGTGTTGTGGCAGGTAATGTTAGAAGAACTGCAGAGATTGTATTTGGAGACCCACACAATGAAGAATACTTGGATTTAAAAAACTATAAGGTTAATCCACATAGAGACCAATATGGTTGGACAAGTAACAATAGTATATTTGCTGAGTTGGGTATGGATTATACTGAAGTATCAAAAAGAATTGTAGATAATGGTGAACCAGGTTTGGCTTGGTTAGATAACATGAGACACTATTCAAGAATGAAGAATGGTGGAGATGATAAAGACCATAGAGCAATGGGTGGTAATCCATGTTTGGAACAGACATTAGAAAGTTATGAATTATGTTGTTTGGTGGAAACATTTCCAAGCAATCATGAATCATTAGAAGATTATAAACGAACTTTAAAATATGCATACCTATATGCAAAGACCGTAACACTTGGTAGAACTCATTGGAGTGATACAAACAGAGTGATGTTGAGAAACAGAAGAATCGGATGTAGTGTGAGTGGTGTTGCTCAATTTATTACAGATAAAGGATTAGGTACTTTAAAAGATTGGTTAGAGGGTGGTTATGATACTATTCAAGAATGGGATAATATTTATTCAGATTGGTTTGCAATACCAAATTCAATAAAAACCACATCAGTAAAACCAAGTGGAACCGTATCATTATTGGCAGGTTCTACACCAGGTTTACATTATCCAGAATCAAGATTTTATATTAGAAGAATTAGGTTATCAATTAATTCGGATTTAGTAGAACCATTGAAAAAAGCAGGTTACAAAATTGAACCTGCTTTTGGTTCAGAAGATTCCACATTAGTTGTTGAGATACCAGTTGATGTAGGTGAGGGAATTAGAACTGCTAAAGATTTAAGTATATGGGAACAATTCTCATTGGCTTCATTTCTACAAAGACATTGGGCAGATAACCAAGTAAGTTGTACGGTTACATTTGACCCCGAAACAGAGGGTGATGAAATACCTAATGTACTGAATTATTTTCAGTATCATTTAAAAGGGATAAGTTTATTACCGAGACACGATTGGGGTGCATATCCACAAATGCCTTATGAAGCAATTGATGAAAAGGAATATAATAAACAAATTAAAAAATTAGGTAAGTTGAACTTTGGAGTGATTAAAAATGAAGAAGCAGAAATTGATAAATTCTGTAACAACGATTCTTGTGAAATACCAAGTTTGACTGGGGATAAAGATGACCAAGAATATACAAATGGTTAAAGGATTCACATACCGCTGGCAGGCGACACACCAGGATAAAAATGTGTCATTCACAAGTAAACAACAAGGAGATGATTATGACATATCGTAATCTAATCGCATCAGTATTGATGGTTGGTGGATTGTTCGCACAATCTATTAATGGTACAATTACTGATGTTGACAATAAACCACTTGAGGGAGCTAATATTGTAGTTCTTGGAACAGATTTAGGTGGAGTATCAGATAATACTGGTGCTTTTTCTATTGATGTTTCTAATGGAACTTATGATGTAACAGCTTCTTTCATTGGTTACTCTTCAATAACTAAATCAATAGTTGTTGAGGGTATCACTACATTAAACTTCGTATTGGATTTTGATGTAGTTTCCTTATCAGATGTTGAGGTGTTAGCATCTCGTGCATCTGAAACAACACCTGTGGCCTATACTAATGTTGATAAAGAAGAAATGGAATTGAGATTAGGTTCTCAAGATATTCCAATGATTCTTAACACAACACCATCAGTATATGCTACTCAACAAGGTGGTGGTGCGGGTGATGCTCGTATCAACATTCGTGGTTTTAATCAAAGAAATGTTGCAGTGATGATTAATGGTGTTCCCCAAAATGATATGGAGAACGGATGGGTTTACTGGTCTAATTGGGATGGAGTAGGTGATGCTACATCTTCAATTCAGGTTCAGAGAGGTTTATCAGCTGTTAATTTGGCAACACCTTCTATTGGTGGAACTATGAATATCATTACCGACCCTACATCTTTTGAAAAAGGTGGGAAGTTCAAACAAGAAGCTGGTGATGGTGGTTTTCTTAAAACTACTGTAAACTACAATACTGGTCTATTATTAAATGGCAAGTTAGCTTTGAGTGGAACTATTGTTCGTAAAACTGGTGATGGAATTATCGATGGAACTTGGACTGATGCTTGGGCATACTACTTCGGTGGTTCATATGCCGTAAGTGATAAACAAAGGTTCGAGTTGTATGCAATCGGTGCTCCACAACGACATGGACAAAATCTATACAAACAGAATATTGCCACATACTCACAAGAGTTAGCTGGTAGTATTGATGGATATGATACTGATGCATTTGCAGAGGGTAACAAATTCTCTACTGAAGCTGGTAGATTGTTCAATCAAAATGTCGCACCAATTGACCCATCATATACAGGTAAACAATATTGGTATATGTATGGAGCGAGAACAACAAATAGATTCAATAGTAATTTCTTGAACGAAAGAGAAAACTATTTCCACAAACCATTAGTGAATTTAAATCACTTCTTAACATTAAATGACAAAGCTCGTTTGAGTTCTGTTTTTTATTGGAGTGGTGGTTCTGGTGGTGGAACAGGAACTTATGGTTCTTCTTTCAGAAAACCTGCAGTTGAGGGAGAAAGATGGTACGCATCTTCACCGTGGACTTGGGATTGGAATGCAGCAATTGCAACTAATTCTAACAACATCGATACAAACTTCTCAACAACAGAAAATCGTTCAAAAGGAATTCTTAGAAATTCTATCAACAGACAAAATACCTATGGTTTGATTTCAAAATTAAACTATGTAGTCAATGAAAACTTAGAACTACAAACAGGTATTGATTGGAGAACTGCTCGTATAGAACACGCTCGTGAAGTTCGTGATTTATTAGGTGGTGATTACTATGTTGATTATGCAGATAAAAATGCACCTGAAGGTAAAGTAGTTCGTTTAGGTGATGAAATTGCATACTTCAATGAAACAACCGTAGATTGGATTGGTGGATTTGTACAAGGTAATTACACTACAGAAAAACTAAATCTATATGGTATGGGTGGAATCTCATCTATTGAGTATTCTTATCAAGACCATTTTACAGTTGAAGATGAAGTGATTACAGCAGACCCAATTACTACTTACCAAGTTAAAGGTGGTGCATTATTTAATGTGAGTGATAATCTTGGATTATTTGTTAATTCAGGTTTAGTTGAAAAAGCTCCTATCTTAGATAATGTTATCTACTTTGATGGAACCGTAGCATCAGACCCAGCGAACGAAAAGTTCCTACATAATGAGATTGGTGCAAACTTCGGTACACAAAAACTTGGAGTTAGAGTAAGTGCTTACGATACTGATTGGCAAGATAGAAACCTTACAAAATCTGTAACAACAGGTCAAGGTTCATCAGGTGATACTGATATTATCTTCCTAAGAGGTGTAAATCAAAGGCACCAAGGTCTTGAAGTGGAAACCAAAGTGAAACCAAATGATATGGTTGAACTTGATTTCATCGCTTCATTCGGTAATTGGAAATTCGATGGAGATGCTGAGGGTACTTACCAAGAAAACGAGTATAACTCAGAAGGTCAAGTAATCGGATTAACCACTACTGAATATCAATATGCTCTTGACGGATTGTATGTTGGTGATATGCCACAAACATCTTATATTTTAGGTGTTACTCTTAAGCCATTAAAAGGTTTAAGACTTCAGGCATTATACAAAACATATGATAAGAACTATTCAGATTGGTCACCATCAGCTCGTGAATACGACGGAACAGGTGACGATGCCGATAGGGCACAAGTTTGGGAAGCTCCTGGCTACTCAAAACTTGATTTACACGCATCATATCAATTACCAATCAAGGGATACGATATTGCCTTAACAGGTCATATCTTCAATGCACTTGATGAAGTATTTGTACAAGATGCTGTTGATAATAGTCAATACAATGGATGGGGTAGTAAACAACACTTACCACATAACGCAGAAGTATTCTTGGGTACACCAAGATATGCGAACATTGGAGTTACTATTAACTTCTAACTAATTTGGGCGGTTGAAATACACCGCCCATTTTACAAAAAAATTTAAAGTTTCAGATTATTTTAATCTATTTATTACTAAACAAAAGAGGTTCTAAAATTTATCAAGCAATACACTACGAAAAGAGAAAAAACAAAATCCATGTTTGGGATGACAAACGCGGACATCTTATTGTTCCTTATAAAAAATATGCCTATGTGAAAAATTCTACTGGTTTACATTATACATTAGATGGTGATAAAGTAAAGAAAATATATCAATGGGATAATGATGACCCAGGTTTATTTGAAAGTGATGTTCCTATCACAACAAGATTTTTAGTTGACCAATATACAGATTCCGATGATGTAAGTGAGGGAATCAGAACCTTATTTTTTGATATCGAGGTAGAGGTTGTGGATGGTTTTCCTGATGTGATGAAGGCCAATGAAAAGATAACTTCTATC